CGAAGTTGCTGTAGTCGCCTTCCAGTGGCTCTTCAACCATGGAGGCGATTTCCTTGTTTCCCGCCTCCGGAGTTTCCTCGTCCTCCGTGCGGGGCCGACGATCCGGGTCGGTCGGCGTGAGATTCGTTTGGCTGGGAGCGGTCAGAGCGGCGCGGACGCGCGGCTTGCTCATCAGGTCGGTTGTGGCGCGGTTCATTTTGGCGCCGACTGCTGTCAGGCAGGCCATCATTCCGTCCACGTCCCGAGCGCTGAACACCCCCGCCTCGACGAACTTGCTCAGGGCGGTCCTGAGGTGTTCCGTCTGTACGGGGATGGAGCGCAGCCGCTCCAGGATTTGCGCGTGTAGTTGCTGCATTCCGTTCCTTCTCAAGTGTACGATCGTCCACTTCGCCCACGGGAAGGCCGTCTTCGCCCAGCGTGTATTGGCCGGGGTCGGCTTCCAGTTCCCGATCGATCGGGGCGGCGAACCAGGGGTCTGGGGTCTCGCTCTGTCGGAAGTAGGCGATGCGCTCGAGAATCTTGGCCTTGTCGATTCCGGTGCGGGCGACGATGCAGTTCAGCATCAGGTCCACATCGTCCTCGAATTGGGGCCAGGTTCCTTCGTGGAAGTACCAGTAGGGTTTCTCCCGATCGACGGAACGGCGTTCTCGGCGTCGCTCTTCGGTGTTCGACGAGCTGCTGTAGCAGTTCACGACGAAGCGCGCATACTCGGCGGTCAACGGCGTCAGGGCGTCAGTGACGAGGTAGCCCTCGAGGCGGTCCGTTGCCGCGTCAGCCAGCGGGACGTTGGGGTCGCGGCTGGTGAGGTGGAGTTTGCGCCACGTTCGAAGTGGGTCCTGGAAACTTGTGCATGTGGTCCACGGGTCCGGGAAGACGCGGGCCAAGAAGACCACGCCCTCCTCCGCCTTGAACTTCTCCAGCTTCAGGTCCATTCCAAGCGCGCGGGCGGCCTTGTCGTAGGCGCCCTTGAACTCCGCGCTGAACAGGGAGTCGTCCCCAAAGCACAGACCGATCATTCGAAAGGCTAGCTCCGGCGGCAACTCGTACTTGGTCAGGCGGATGGCACAGAATTGGACGAAAGCGTTGGCGACCGTGTTGAGGTCGCAAGTCGTCGGCGATCCACTCTTGACGCCGACTCCGGCGTCGTAGTGGAATTGGAACCGTTTGGCGCGCGCCGGGCACCGAATGAGCATCTCGAGCAGTTCGTCCAGCTCGTTGGCGTAGTCTCGGCGGAAGTGCCGTCTGTAGACGGCATTCATGACGTGTCTTTGCATCCAGGCCGAGACCTTGCCGTCGAAGTTGCTGTAGTCGCCTTCCAGTGGCTCTTCAACCATGGAGACGTACTCATGCACCTTCGCGGCGATCTCGGTGGGCGTCATGCCGGGACAGAACCAGATTCGATTCTCTTCGGTGTGCAGCACGGTGTCGCGGAAAGCCAGCGTGTAGCGCGAGAGCGACAACAGCAGCCGGCAGTCGGCGAAGGACGAGATGATGCGTCCTGTTTTCATGCACGGTTCGTCTTTGACAAAGGCTTCGATCAGCTTCCGGGGTTGGGCGTCGACGGTTTCCCACACTTGCTTGACCGCCAAGATCTGCGACGGTTTGTTGAGGAGTTCTGCGGTGTCCTCCCAGCTGTATGGGTCGCCGAGGCCGGCGAGTGGCACAACCAGTTTCACGAACTCATCGGCGTACTGTTGGTATTGCGTCCGAGGGACGACGCCGTTGTGCGTGAAGGTGACCCGATGTTCGAGCGACGCGGACAAAGTTTCCCAGCGTTTCTTCTGGGGCACGTAGTTGCAGTCGGCGATCAACGGGCTGGCGTAGGACCGGGTGGTGATTTCCGGGGCGTCCTGTTCGGAAGACAGCGGCCAGTGTGGTTTCGGGACCACGGACCGCGTCAACCGAGCGGGATCAGCCAACGCCGGGTTGTTTCCGGTGAAGTACTGAGCGATTTGAGCCAAGATCTTGCTTCCCTTGTAGTTCATTCCGATAGCGCGCGTGGTGACTGACTGGGCACTGATCAGTCCCATCAACACGTCAAAGTCAGCCTTGCTGATCTCCGCGTGGGCGTCCTGGCCGTTGCGGCCAAAACTGACCCACAGTTCTTCATTCTGCGGATAGACCAGGATGTTCCAGCCCGGCTTATTGACGTCAGCGAACTTCATTCGCTTCAGGGTGCGGGCGCGCAAATCGGTCCGAATCCAGTTGAACTGGCAGACGGAGTACTGGGGAATTGTCCAGACGAGCAGTCTATGGGGACATTGAGACCATGGACGGGAGTGGGCGACTTTCTGGTACACGTATTCGGTGATGCCGAACAGTGACAGGAACTTGCCCTTCAGCAGCTGCAACCAGGTCCGGGGTGTGCGCGGCGAGACGATGAACTCGCCGGCCACGCACCAGTCCCAGATCGGGT